ATACTTGCTGAGTATGTTTATGAGTATGGTAATATGTATAAAGCTCTTACTGTAGTTGATGTTGCTGGTGGTATGGGTGTTTCTACAGTGCTTAAGTTAATTGAACTAGATTATAAATATTTATATTATGATGAGCCTAGAGGTAGGATTCTTAATAGTAAAAAGAGTCAGTTAGATATGTATAGTAGAGATGAAAAGATACCTGGGTTTAATGCTAATGGTGTTAGGGTAGTAATGCTTCAAAGACTTGAAGAGTCTATCAGAAATAGAACTATAAATATTAAATCTAGAAGAATGGTTTCTGAGATGAAAACTTTTATATATAAAAATGGAAGAGCTGACCACATGGAGGGGTATCACGATGATTTATTAATGTCACTCGCAATGCCAATATATGTTTTAGAGTTTTCATTTAAAAAATTACATAAAATGAAGGAGAAAACAAAAGCTATACTGTCTAGTTGGCAAGTTGGTGGTTCTTCTGAAAATAATAACAATAATAGCGGATTTGTGCCTAAAAATATGAGAGGTAAAAATTCGTTACCTAAGCCAAAATTTTCAAAAGGGGTTTCTAAAAATATGCAAGACCCTAATGGTGATTATTTATGGTTATTAAGTGGTTCAAAATAAAAAAGATATGGCGTCAAATAAAAAAACATTTATAAGAAAAACTGGAGGAAATGGTGCTGGATTATACAAGTGGTCACCAGATACTTCTATAGATAAAAAAGTAGATGATAATGTTGGTAGTAGGTACTTTTGTAGTACCCCTCCAGGTAGTCAAGGTGAGGATAATGCTGTAACGTATGTCTTTAATACAGTTATTGTTCTTGGGTTGCCAATTAGAACAGCTTATGTTCAGTGTAATTACGTTGTGTAACTATTGAATTTTTTATAAAAAATACTATATTAAAAAAAATAATTTAAAATGGCTAAAAGAAAATTAACAGTATTCCAAAAATTAAATAATATATTTGGACCTACTGGTGTTCAGTCTTCAATTAATCAAGCTAATAGATACTCTATAGATAATGAATCAATGTTTAAAACCACTGATAAATCAGAGTTTGAGACTGCTAAATTACAAGCGCAGCAAAATAAATATGTTAGCGGTTTATGGAGAAAGGTTGATAATGAGATGTTTCAAAAAACAATTCATTATGAAACAACTCGTATAGGTTCTTACTCTGATTTTGAGAGTATGGAACATTACCCAGAAATAGCTGCCACGTTAGATATAATGAGAGAGGAATCTACTACCGTTAATGATAAGGGTAGGGTTTTAAATATATTTTCTAATTCAAAGAGGGTTAAAACAATACTAGAAGATTTATTCTTTAATAGATTAGATATTCATACATCATTACCAATGTGGACCAGAAATACATGTAAATATGGTGATAATTTTGTATTTCTTAACATTGATGATAATGCTGGAATTATGGGTGCTAGGCAGTTACCTAACTTTGAAATAGAAAGAAGAGAGGGTGATGTTTTTGGTAGGGTTATGAGTACTTCTGATATTAAAGATGAAAAAGATTCTAAGGTTAAATTTATATGGAGAGGTAAGGACTACGAGTTTAATTCTTGGCAAATTGCTCATTTTAGATTACTTGGTGATGACAGGAGGTTACCTTATGGAACTTCTGTATTAGAAAAAGCTAGAAGAATCTGGAAACAATTAATTCTTTCTGAAGATGCTATGTTAATATATAGAGTTACTAGGGCGCCAGAGAGAAGGGTTTATAAGATTTTCGTAGGTAATATTGATGATGAGGATGTGCCGTCTTACGTAGATGAAATAGCCAATAGATTTAAAAGAACGCCTATAACAGACCCTAAGACAGGTCAGGTTGACTTACAGTACAATCAAATGGCTAATGACCAGGATTTCTTTATACCTGTTAGAAGTGAAGACGCTCCTAACCCTATAGATACTTTACCTGGAGCTAGTAACTTAGACCAGATTGCAGATATAGAATACTTACAAAGAAAGTTATTTACAGCCTTAAGGGTACCTAAATCCTTCTTAGGATTTGAGGATGCTTTTGGTGATGGTAAGAATTTAGCTTTACAGGACATTAGATTTACTAGAACTATCAATTTAATACAGCAGTCCATGATTATGGAATTAAATAAGATTGCTATCTTACATTTATTCTTACTAGGATTGGAAGATGAATTGGATAACTTTACGTTAACACTTAATAATCCATCAACTCAAGCTCAAATGCTTAAGATTGAACAAATGCAATCTAAGATTACCCTTTATAAAGATGCAACATCTGATGCGGGTAACGGGTTTGGTGTTATGTCTATGACTAGAGGTAAAAGAGATATATTAGAATGGTCTGATGACGAAATAAAACAAGATTTACTTGAACAGCGACTTGAGAAAGCAGCAGCAGCTGAAATGGAAAACACATCTAATATTATTAAACATACTGGAACATTTGACGAGGTGGATAGGCTTTACGGCGATATAGACGCAGCTAAAAATGGTGGTTCTTCTGACGATGACGGTGGCGGTGACGAAGGTGGTGGTGATGACTTCGGCGGTGGTGGCGGCGGTGGCGGCGGCTTCGGCGGTGGCGGTTTAGACTTCGGCAGTGATGAAGGCGGTGATGACTTCGGCGGTGATGAAGGCGGTGATGAAGGCGGTGATGAAGGCGGTGATGATGAAGGTTTAGATTTTGGAGGAGATGAAGGTGGTGATTCAGAAGCTACAGAGGAGTCTTTTAAAAATATAAATAATTTGTTAACTGAAACTAAACTTAACCACAAGAAAAAAATAAAAAAACATTCAGATAATTATTTTGATAAATTACTTAAATCAGTTAAAAAAGATAGTGATAAAATAATTAATGAAAGGGTTAAAGTTGTGGATAAGAGTATTAGAGTTAATGAAACTATTAATGACATGATAGGTGGAATTGATAAAATGATTAATGAATAACTGTTTTTAATGATAATTACAATATTTATTTAATAAAGACTTACAATGAAAAATGAAAAAATAAATAAGTTAGTTGTTAACTTTGGTAAATGTAACACAGCATATACTAACTTTTTAAGTGAAATAATTTCAAGTGGTAAGAAAGTTGGGGTTAACAAAAATAGTAAGCCCAGTTCATCAAATGATGTAAAAGGTGTGTTTAATAAATATATTAACTTACTAAAAGAAAATAAAGTACTTAAAACTCAGTACCATATTTACTCTAACATAGAATCAAAGATTGAGTCAGATAAAGATAAGGCTTTAGAATTTGTTAAAGAAAATTTATCTTTAATGGATAAGTTTTCAAAAAAAGAGATAACAGAAACTAACAAGATTATTGGTAATATATTAAATGATATACCTTCTTCTAAGTTAGATGGGTATTATAATGTAAATGATTCAGTAAAAGAACTACATGAAGATATATCAACTTTAATTAACACTAAAAAAATGGGTAACACGATAAGTGTTATTTTGGAAACGAATCATAAAATAGTTGATTACATTTTAAATAATAAAGAAGATAAAAAAGAAATAGTTGAAGGGTTAGATGACACTGTATTATCAAGTAAAGATTTATCAAAGTTAATGGTCAGTAGATTTAATAAAGAATATAGTAAGTCTCTTAGTGAGTCTGAAGCATCTTTGTTAAAGAGTATTTTAACGACTAGTTCAGATGAGGATAAAAAGAATGTAATGTTTAAGAAATCAATTAACGAGTGTTTATCTTTAGTTAATGGTAAATTAAAGATTGCTGATGTAGATTTAAAAATGAGTCTATTAGACCTTAAAGAGAACCTATTAGATAAAAAATATAATAACAATAGTTTTGAAGTTGACATTTTAAAGTTAAACACATTAAAAGACAGTTTAAAATAAAGGATGTTTAATAGTTCCAGCAACATAAAAAAGATACGTGAATTAGTTGACCAACTTTGTATAAGAGATACTGAGGCGTTTAAGAGGTTAGAGATATTAAAACTAACTTTAGGTTATAGTACTGACGGTTATTGGGATTGGAATATAAATGATAAAAAAAATGAAAGTATTATTAATAGATTAGTTAATATTAATGAATCTATTGATAACTTTAAAACTTATACGGTTGACAAAGATAGTAATGAATTTAATTTTGATTTATTTTTTGAATCATTTATCTCAAGTCCTGAATTAATAAAACATTTAGGTTTTGATAATAATGAGTTAAATTCTGATTTTCAACATTATAAAAAGTTAGTTTATGAAGATGACTTAAATGAGTTAAACTCAGAAATAAGTAAGCATTTTGATAGCAAAGGAGAGTATAAGTTTAAAAGTATTGCAAGATACAAACATAAGGATGGACATACTGTTAAAATTCTATCTAGGGGAAGCGTTATAGAGTGGGACGTTAATCATAACCCTGTTAGAATGGTGGGTACCCACATAGATATTACAAATTTATAACAAAATGGAAAAGAATAGTAAAGGAATTCCTCAAAACGGATGGAATGAATATTCTAAGTTGGTTTTAAATGAGTTGGAAAGGTTAAATGAAAATGATGAAAAAATTCAATTAATACTTACCGAAATAAATCAAAAGTTAACCAAGATAGATAGTATAGAAAAAGAGATTGAAGGGTTTACAAAATGGAAACGTTATATGGATGATGTTGCAAGTCCAGCTACACTTAAGGAAGTTAAAAAAGATGTTGCAACGCTTAATACCTTTAGAACAGTCGCTATTACTGTTTGGGCTGTTGTGCAAATAGCGTTCGGGGTTTTTATCGCATTATTGAAAGTAAAGGATTAACTTGACTTTTTATTTTTTTAACTTATACTTGTAAAAACTAAAATACATGATTATAAGTAAAAATGGTAAACAATTAATTTCTGAAGGTCACGAAAATTATAGAGTATTATCTGGTACAGTAGACAATAAGAACCCAAAAGCATTATATCTAAATATATCAGCTTGGGGAGAATCAATAGTTAGTGGTGAAGTAAATTACGGGCCAATTTTAAGAGCTGTAACTAAAAAGATTAAAATGAAATTAAAATCTTCTTTAAATCCCGATTTATTTTATATTGATAGGTGTATTGTTGACTTTGATATGCGTGAGTCTGGAATATCTTATGGTAAGAAATCATTTATGAATTGTGAAATAACTATCTTTCAAAAAAAATTATTTAAGTTACAAGAAAAAAGTATTCAAAAAGAGTTAAAGTTCATTGGCGAGGTAATTATTGATGAGGTATTGGAAGAATTTAAATATTTTAAATTTAAAAAAAGAAAAAAATAATATAAATAAAAACATACTTTTTACTAAACCCAGAATTTATTTCTGGGTTTTTTTATTTCTCACTCATATTTATTAATAAATAGTAATCATGTCAGGAGATTTAAAAATATTAAAACCAGGTCAACAAGGGTTAGGTGTACTAATTGAAAGTGACGCTGGTTATGTTGACCCAAATGATTCCAGAAATAAACCATTTGTTAATGAAATAAAGAGTTTAGATAAAGGTGCTGCAATTATCGCATCTCCATTAATATTATATGTAGTATTACAAAAGTGGGGAGTTAAAAATAGAAATGGTAGAATATACCCAAAAGAAATTCTAGAAAGAGAAGTTAATAATTATCAACAATTAATTAAAGAACGAAGAGCTATTGGTGAATTAGACCACCCAGAATCTTCTATTATTGCTGGTGATAGAAT